CAATTTATTCTTGACCGTCTTAATGAATTCGATAGGTCAAGGAATAATATAATCTGGATTCCAATCGCATCTATCACACCATCAAAGAATCCAGTCTGTGAAATCAGTGTAGCGGCCGACGACCACACTTATATAGCTAATGGATTTATATCACATAATTCGCAAGTCAGCCGTACTGTTATATTGGCTTTTGTAAAGAAAGAAGGGCGAGATCGTAAGAACGCATCAGCTTATAAAGATCATTTGTGTGGTAGTAATAGGGTAGATGAAGACCGCCTAAAGAGATTCTTCCTTGAAGCATCTCAACTTTGCAAACATAATAAGGATCATATGCGATGTATAGAGGCGTTATGTTACGTAATCAAGAAAGACGACAAACCGTATGACGGATTAATTGGTAAATTGGTTGAACATTCAGGTTTATCACGCATTCAAGTCAATAGTTTTATCAGGTTAATAAGGCTTCGCAGCCACGAATTTACTGATTCACCTCTCAGCAATGAGAGCGAGCACGACAAACAATTGAAAAAGCAATTCCTTTGTCAAGGTGAAGAATAATTATGCCAAATTTCGCATCGCCATTTTCGGAACCACTAAACGGGAGGAAATTGACTGCTGAAGAGCTTATCAGAGCTATTCGCTTTGTTATAGCCGCTGAGTATGAAGCGGCGCAGATGTATATGCAGATTGTAGAGGCGACGGACAATGAACTCGTTAAGAAAGTGCTGACGAGTGTGACCGACGAAGAACGTGTGCATGCCGGTGAGTTCCTCAAAGTATTACACGAACTCGCTCCTGAAGAGGCAGAACATTATAAAGAGGGTGAGAAGGAAGTTAAGAAAGAAATCAAGAAAGATGAAACACAAGAGGTGGCTGAATCGATTGAGCCATCCAAAGACATCTGCCCTGTCTGCAATGAAAAATCGGTCTCTCGATGTCGCTGTGGTAATATTATTAAGCATACTACTGAAGACCTCGAAAAAGGTCACGGGTTGCGCTGTCAAAATGGCCATATCTGGTCTTATCAAACTACGGACAATAAATTACTGCTTGGCGTTGATCTAAATACATACTGCGGCACAGTGCCTGTTAGTGAATCGGTCAAGAATATATTACGGATGATTGATGAGAAGACGATAACTGCTGATGATTTTAACCGATTTATAGCAGAAACGAGTCCGACAAGCATTAATAAACGGGTGCAAAGACAATTGCGGCCGACAAGAATAGGTCCGCAAGTCTCAAACCCAGAACAAAAGGTCGACAATAAAACAGACCACGAACCGGCCGATCATAATGATCCGACTACTACATCACGCGGTAGGCGTGCACTTCGTAAGCAAATAAAACAGAACAAAGCACACCCAGAACAATTTTAGCATGGAAATTTTATGTCAGAAGAAGGTCAAACACAGTCTGAAGACGACGAATTACAATCACTATTATCAGAACTAACAGCCGATAGTACTCTTTCAGATAACATCATCCCAGAAGCTGTCTCAGAGAATATTCCAAATGTCGCTGTGCCTATTATCCCAGATCCTGAATTTAGTGAGCCTGCGACAGATTTAGAACAAACAGAACCACCTAACTTACTGATAGAGTCTACGACCAGTAGCTCCGACCTTAAGGAAATCGTTGAGAAGTTTGATCATGATTATGGCGAGGTTCAAGCTAATCTTAAGAAAGATCGTGTTAGGATTGATACGGTAATAGACATACTACTACAACGAGTCAGGACCAACAGTGATGCTGAAACAGATACAATGTCATTAGTTAAGGCTCTTAATGTTTTATCTGATACAAACGGCCATTCTATAAAACTCCTCGATTCACGTTCGAAGTTATTGTCTGCCACCAAGATCGCTATTAACGCTAATCAGACTAATGTTAATATTGGTGGCGGTGTTGATGATTGGGCGCAAATCTTGAATCAACCACCAGAGGCAGATGAATAATGGGTTTGACTGCTACACAAGGTGAGGTTGTGCGCCGTTGCCAGAAGTCAACTCTATTCTTTCTTAGAAACTTCGGCAAAACCAAACATCCAACTGCTGGAATATTGCCATTTAATCCGTTTAAGTATCAAGCTAGAGCATTAGGTGCTTTCCGTAAGCATCGATTTAATATATTCAAGAAATCACGGCAAACCGGTGCTAGCAAGATAGCTGGTGCGTTTGCATTGTGGTTTGCAATGTTTTTTAGCAATAAAACGGTTTTGATAGTGTCAAGAACAGACGAAGATGCTATCAATTTTTTGCGTGAGAATATTGTATTTCTTTTTCGCAATCTTCCGCAGTGGATGCAGAATGCTTGTAAGCCGATTAAAGAGAATGAACACGAAATACAATTTCCGAATGGTTCTCGTATTCGTTCTTTAACATCTCATCCTGACGTATTACGGTCTAATGCGTCATCTTTGAATATTATCGACGAAGCTGCGTTCATTAGAGATATGGGTGTGATGTGGGCAGCAGGTCAACCGACTTTGATCCATGGTGGTAGCGTTATTGTCGTTTCGACGACGTGCGGTGTTGGCGGTTGGTATTGGAGCACATGGACAGACGCTGTTGCTGGACTCAACAATTTTAATCCTATCAATATTGATTGGTGGGATATGGATTGGGAGATACGTTATCGCGATGATATGACAGGAGAGATAAAGGTTATCGCTCCTACTGAAGGTCTACGCGATTGTGTAACTCCTGACGAAATAGAAAAATATGGCCCAAAATGGTCTCCATGGCTTGAAGATCAATATCGTCAATTGCAAGAACGCGGCGAGACATGGAAGTTTAGACAAGAAATATTGGCTGAATTTGTTGGATCTGGTAACACTATTATCGATCGTAGTGTTTTAGCGTACTTGCAGACGCTCGTAGATGATAATTTTAAACGTGTTAAAGGATTGCAGCCATATCTTCATCCGGTAAAGAACGAGCACATCAAGGTTAATTTTAATGGCGACAAAAGAGAGCTAGATAAAGATGAAGGGTTATGGATATGGAGACCACCTGCCCACGGGAAGCGTCCAACATATCAAGGCAAACGATTGATAGATCCGGGCGAGCAGCCACATCGATATTCGATTGGTGTTGATATTGCAACTGGTAAAGGTCGTGACTACTTCGGACTTGAAGTTCTCGATATTGACGCACAAGAGCAAGCAGCAGAAATGATGATACGTTGCTTGCCGAAGCAGTTTAAACTTTTGGCAGATTATATAGGCCGTTGGTATAATAATGCCTTAATGGTTATCGAGCGTAATAATGGTGGTGACGCTTTCATTGATGATATGCGATACGACCTAATGTATCCTAATCTGTGGCGTAAAAAAGACATAAACGATAAGCCTAAAAAAGGTGGATCGACTGGTGGTTCAATCAAGCTGGCTGAATATGGCTTTTATACCGGACAAGCGTCAAAACCAACATTAAACAAGGCATTAATTGATTATTTACAACCGCAAGGTGGATATAAGATTTACAGCCATCGCTTAATGAAGCAGCTACAAATTTACGTCCGCAAGAAAGACCGTGCTGGGCGTGATACAGACAAAACGGAAGCTGAAGATGGCCCTGGAAATCACGACGACTTGGTTATTGGTCTTGGTTTAGCTTGTATCGGTATCAACGATGCAGCAGTGCAGATGATTGGAGGGTTGATCCCATTTCAAGAATCAATGCAGGCCGATTTAGGAATCCCAGACAGCAACAACAACATTAAATTCGACCAGACTGTGCTGTCGCCAATATCTGGTTATATAGAGATGTCTCCTGATGTTAGTATATCAGGTGAAGTTCTTAGGTTTGCAGAGCAATTGGGTGCTCTACCGATAAGCATGGAAAATATGCCGCCAATATCAAATAAACGGCATACACTTATCGTTTGATACTCTGCCTCTAAAAGATATTTTGGAGGTAGCAGCATGCAGAACTTGTTTAATTTACCACCATATACTGTTGATAAAGCTAATTCTGACGTTATGAATTGGGGTATGGCTTTAGAGGGCATTCCTGACGTTTGGAGAATAACTAAGGGTCAAAATGTAAAAATTGCTATATTGGACACTGGTATAGCACAGCGGCATCAAGATTTAGCTGGTGTCGTCTTACAGAGCATTGATTTTACAGGTAGTAAGAATGGTGTCGAAGATCAAGTCGGCCATGGAACTTTTTGCGCTGGAATTATCGGTGCGCGTCAAAACAAATTTGGTGTTGTCGGCGTTGCCCCAGAATGTCAGTTGTTGATTGCTAAGGTCGCAGCAGACAATAAAACATGCTATGACCAAGCAGTAATAAATGGCCTCAACTGGGCTGTATTACAAGGCGCTGATATCATTTCCATGAGTGTTGGAACGCCATCATCGACTAATGTATTACATGGTGCGGTTATCGCAGCTTCACAGAAAGCAGTTATTGTTTGTGCGGCTGGCAACAATGGACCAGCGTTGGACTCTGTTAATTATCCCGCGCGATATGCAGAAACCATTAGTGTCGGCGCTATCGATCGCAACAAGCACGTTCCAAATTATTCATCTCGCGGTGATCGTGTTGACATCGTAGCGCCAGGCGATCAGATAGTCTCGTGCTGGCCACCAAACAACATGGCCATGTTAAGCGGGACTAGCATGGCATGTCCATTTGTAGCGGGCATCATAGGATTAATGGTTGCTGTGCGAAAGAAAGACAGCAGGTCCGGAATGAATAGAAATGAAATAGTTAGCTTACTGTCAGAATCTACGATTGATATAGGACCGCCCGGTAAAGATAACATAAGTGGGTTTGGACTAATTAACCCAATGCTGTTATTACGTGAATCTGTAGAACACTACCCAAAGTAGAACGATTCAGTATTGTATATAAGATATGATCGATTGGCAAGCAACATCAGAAAAGTATGGCTATGATGTTCTACCTGGATGTAAACGCCCAAAAGTTATATGTTCTTGCGACAATTGTGGAAAATTAGCGATAATAACTATTAGGGTTAAGAATAAAATAGTCGATAATCAAATGTCTTGGTTGTGTCCATCGTGTGTAAAGAAAAAAGAGTCTATAGCTATATCTGCTAGAATGAAGAAACAATGGGAAGATGAAGAATACCGCGCAAGTAGAGTTGCCAGCACAGCAGAATTATTGAAAGATCCGATATTTAAAGAGAAGCATAAGATATCTCTAAAAAGGAATATACATAGCTTTTCTAATAACCCACTTACACAAAAGGCGTCTGAGTCAGTAAAAGCGTTATGGTGTGATAACAATTATAAATCAAAGACACTATCTGCTATCGCCGCGTCGAAGGATAAATTGCGTGACGTAAAAGCATCTGAGCGTTATAAAACAGCAGTAGCCAAATCGTTCGCTCAGCACAGGCCACACAGTTCTATACAATTGATTTTATATGATATGCTTGATACTTTAAATATTGACTACGAGCGGGAAGGACCGGGCACTCGAATTGGCTATTATAGTTTCGACTGCCTAATAACACATGGTGAACATAAAATTCTTGTTGAATGTCAAGGTGATTATTGGCATGAGCTTGCTAGAGTTGCTAGCAGAGACATGGCTAAATTTACATATATTTCTGAATATTTTCCCGAATATGAGATGTTATATATTTGGGAACACGAGTTTTATTGCAAGGATAAGGTAGTTGATAAGTTAAAATCAAGATTAGGTATAAACACACAAGATGTTGATTTTAATTTTTCAGAAATATCGCTTAGACTTAATCCGCCAACGAATGATGTCCGTTTATTTCTGGATTCATACCATTATATTGGCAAAGGTCGTGGTGGATTTTGTATTAGCGCAGAATGCGATAGGAAAATGATAGCATGTGCTGTTTTTAGCTCGCCACTTCGGCAAAATACGGCAGGTCAATTTGGATTAGTAGACGGTGAAGTTCGTGAATTATCTAGATTATGCATACATCCATCATATCAAAAAAAGAATTTTGCTAGTTGGTTTATTGCGAAATGTCTTAAAAAATTATCATGTAAAATCGTAGTAGCTTATTCCGACACAACTGTCGGCCATATCGGGACGATTTATAAAGCTAGTAATTTCCAACTACACCATAGAGTAGCGGCAAGTTACTGGTATATAGATGTTTCTGGCCATGTTATGCATAAAAAGACATTGTACAATAGAGCTCTGAAAATGGGATTAAAAGAGAACGAGTTCGCTGATAAATATGGCTACATTAAAAAATATGGTGGTGAGAAATTGTGTTTTGTGAAGTATCTATGAGGGTATCATGCCTGCTAATTGGTTAGTCTGGGATCGCATTAGGGAATTTACCCGTTCTAACCGTATCTATCAACAAGAACGGATATTACAGGATCAATCTTCCATAGATAAGCTCGCTGTTGGAGGGGATTTCCTAGATTTCTCTAGTCAGAACGCAATACTCCAGCAAACGAACCTACAGATCAATCGCTTGGAGAGATATAAAGATTACGAGCAGATGGACCAGACCGGTGAGATCTCGCTAGCTTTGGATCTCTACAGCGATGAATGTAGCTTGATCGATCCGGAGTACAAGCACGGTCTAATTATTCGAGCTGCGAATAGACGAATAAAACAAGACCTAGAGGAGTTATTTTTTGATACTCTGTTGATCGATAGATGGTTACGGCCAGCATCGCGATATCTTTGTAAGTTTGGCGATGCTGCATTCGAGGTTGTTACCGATAGGAACCGTACTGGCGTTTCATCATTGCGGTTTATGAATATCTATAATTTCACTCGTATTGAGACGAGGTTTGGTGATCTTGTTGGATTTTTCTATCAGGATGAGATGTACCCAGAACCTGTGTTTATGCATCCATGGTCTTGCATGCATATGCGTTTGACGAATTTTGAGTCGGTTTATGCTCCATATGGTCGTGCTGTAATAGATGGCTCTCGCAAACCTTTTAAACAATTGAGGTTGATGGAAGACGCTTCTCTTATCTATCGAATTACAAGAGGCCCTGAGAAGCGCAAGTATAAAATCCCGGTAGGAATGATTCCTCCGAAGGAAGTTCCCGAATATCTAATGAGCATCGCTAGGATGTTCAAACGGCAGAGATTTTACAATCCCACTACTGGGACGTTCGATGAACGATTCTCTCCGATTGTCCAAGAAGACGATTTCTTTTTGCCTATGCGGCCAGATGGTACGGGGCCGGATATTGAGGTCCTCCCTGGCGGCGAGAATATGGATAAGATTTCTGATATTGAATACTTCAAAAAGAAAATGATCTCGCCTTTGAAGATACCATTCGCTAGAGTTGGTATCGGTGAAGGAGCCGGAGAGCCGAACGAGAAATCACTAGCACAATCAGATGCCGAATTCGCTAAGGCCGTCCAGTGGATACAATCTGAAATAGCATTAAGCTTACAGAAGATAGGAATTATTCACCTAGCTTTACGCGGATATTCTGTACAAGATATTAAAGGATTTTCTTTGTCACTAGCATCTACATCTGCTTTGGATGATTTATATAGAATGGAGACATGGGCTACCAGGGTTGGCGTTATGGCTGATTTGAAAGAAATAGGCTGGTTCCCCAAGCAATGGATTGTTACTAGATTTACTGACTTGTCGCCGGATGAGATTGAAGAGATGGAGGAGATGCAAGAAGAGGAAGGCGGAGGAGAAGATGAGGATGGTGAGGGTGGCGGAGCTCTGGGGGGTGGCGATTTCGGAGGTGGCGACGAGGACGTTGATTTAGATATGGATATGGACATGGATATGGGTGGAGAAGGTGGAGAAGGCGGAGAAGGGGAGGGAATGGATATAGAAGGTGGTGGGCCGGAAGAGGAAGAAGGCGATGAAGAAGAGGAATTCGAATTAGAAGGGAAAAAGGCCGAACGTAGAATATTACTTGAGATACGTCGTGACACTCAGCGTAAAAGAAAACATAGCAATTTGGTCAGACTGTCTCGTCGCGCGAAGGTAATATCAAATCCATTCCAATATCTTCTTGAGTCGAAGGAATTAGATGGTCTAACGAAATCTGTAGCAACAGGCGATGATATTTTGAATGAAGATGTCAACAATAGTGACGGATTACTAGTAGCATGGTCTGTGCCTCAGAAGGATCGTGACGAAGCAATAATGGAAGTCAAGAATGTTATCAGGGATCAACCTGCGGCTATTGATGTAGATGATACTGATATCAGCCAAGATGACTTACCCACCTAAAAGCAAATATTACTATATAAGCAAATCGAACTCTCCGATGTCGGAGATTGCAATCAATAGGGAGCTAGTACATGGCCACCAAAGCCGAATGCTTGGTACTTGACAGTCGGAAGTTTCTTGGGACGATCAATAATTCTGCCCAAAGTAAAGTGGCTCTCTATGAGTCATTGATTGCACGCCTTGGCCAGAAGGTTGGTGCCAAGTGGCAGCTTGCGGCTCTCAACGAAGGTAATTTGTTCATTGAGGATACTGCCAATGGTTCCTATTACATTGCTGACCATCAACACTTGCGTGGTGGTAAGGTCAATATAACGAATATTCGCCCAGTTAAAATTGTCGAAGGCCAGAAGCGGTCGTTGTTCGAGCAAAACTGCCATGGCCTCGTCAATGCAATCGAAGCGAACGATCAGCGGGCGATGCGGACAACGTTCAATAACCTGGCTGCTCAGAAATTCTCACCTCACACGATTCCGACATCGGGTGTTGTTCGTACTCGCGATGGGGTTGTTCGCAAACTCCGTGTTGAATCAAATTCGAAGGGTTGGACCGGATCACAAAAGCAGAAGCTAGTCAAGGCTTTAGTAGAGAGTGTATCCGATTCAGTGGTGCTTGAGAGCGGTAGACTTGTCAGTGCGACATTCAATGGCGACCGTCGAAAGAAGCTGCCAGTGAGCGAGTGGACTTGTCGAAAGGTTGTCGGCACCCATATGCGTGAGTCAGCCAAACAAGCCTATAAATCTGACGGATTCCAGAAGCGGATTTATCAGGTTGCAAAACTCATCTATAGCGATAAGATCGCTGAAGCTGTTGCTGGTATAAAGGATTTTCTAACTGAGCAACAGGAATTTTGTTTGTTAACGCGGCAAGAATGCCAAACCCTCGTTGAGAATACCTTGGCTGCTAGGGCGGTCATGAATCAACAACTATGCAACGACACAGCTACATTGGTATATCGAACAAATTTGAAGGTCAATCGCGATTCCATCGTCAATGAATGGCGTGCGACTGCCGTGAAGTCGCAGCACCCAACACTTTTAGAGAACGTGACAGTTCTTGAAAAGTCGAAGGATTTCGACGGTGACTATGACAAGTTCTTGAATATGACCTTCAACGAAGCTCTCTCGCCTCGTGATGAAGAAGTGAAGGCGTACCGCACAGCATTGGGGTTGCTTCGTGATAGCCCCAAGATTCAAGAGGATGTAGAACTTCAGGAGAAGGTCAATGAACTCATTGACAAGCTCTCCGAATCAGAAGTCGACGATGCTACGGTCTATCTTGTCCGCGAAACACTGGCTTCAGCTCATAAAGAGTTGGAAGCCATGGATACGTTGAATGATTACGACACCAAAGGCGGATCTGAAACCAATGCCGGAATCGATGCCGGTGAAGGCTTGGGTGAAGAAATAGGTGATGATCTTGGTGCTGTCGATGCGGCCGGCGAAGGCCAGCCGAATATCGTTATCAATTCACCACTGATTCAGATTGGTGGCACATCAAGCGCCGCTCCCGGCGATGCGGGTCTTGGTGGTGATGAATTTGAAGATCTTGGTGACGATCTTGATCTTGGTGGCGAGGAGGAAGGTGGTGAGGAAGATCTAGACGAATTAGGTCTTGGTGGCGAGGAGGAAGGTGGTGAGGAAGATCTAGACGAATTAGGTCTTGGCGATGAGGAAGAAAAGGATGTTAATATCAACCTCGATAGCAAGCAGAAGTCTGCAAAGCCAGTATCCGAACGCCTAGCCCGTAAAGCTCTTGGTATTGCCGAAGACAAGGAGTGGTTGAAAAAGAAGATAGCCGAGAAGGAAGGCAAAAAGGATGACGATGAGGGCGAAGAGGAATGTGAGACCGAATGTGACGAGAGTGCAGATCCGTACGCCATGGGAGAATCAGTCGTCTTTACATCTGGCATGGGTTCTGACTACGGCAAGTCGATACTTCGAGACGAGATGAGCGACGTAGTCTCTAGCATGTTTAAACTCGCTGAATCGAAGAATGTCGACCTTGGAGATATTGATGCTCATAAACTGGCTCTAGAGGCTATTGCAGCCTCTGGCTTACGCATTCCGGAGCATCGCATCAACGCCACTGTTGACAATATTGTCGAACAGTTCAGACAAATTGCCGAAGACCAGTACAAGAGTGGTACTTTGATGCGTCGTCGTAATCCACGGCGTTCGAGCCTCAATAAGACCGAACGCAAGAAGCCATCCGGTAATAGTGTTTCTGAGCTTGGTGATGGAGCACCGCCTGAAGCTGATGCTGGTATAAGCGGTGAAGCGCCGAAGAATGAATCACGTATTCGGCGTAATATCGTATGGCTCGAGCACGACGAGAATGGTAAGGGTATGAAGGGTGATCTCGACGGTGTTCGGTTCATTCTCGACTACGCCGAACCGTTCGTCATCCTTAGCGAAGACGGCAATGTGAACATACCGATTCCTGAAGAATTGTTTGAGAGTACCTTGGCTGCTGCTGGTATCAAGAGTGGTGATAGCAAACCATTTTCGAAGTGGTTGGCAGAAGGCATCGAACAGCTCAGACCAATCACGGAGGAAGAAGATCATCGCCTTGATGAAGCTGTAGCTACTATTACTGCTGGTAGTGATGGATCGGTATCGGTTTCGGTTGATACCGGTGTCGAGGGGGAAGACCAATCTGTTGACCTCGACCTCGGAGATACTGACATCGGAGATACTGACATCGGAGATACTGACATCGGAGATACTGGTGAAGAGAATGCTATGCAGCCAGTGACCGAACCGGGAATTGAGCCAGAAGTAGAAACTCCAGAGGACAATACTGACGAGATGCCCGATTTTGAGGGTGATACTACGCCAGAGCCCGAAGAGCCCGAAGAGCCCGAAGAGGAAATCGAGGGTGAGGAGAAGATCGTGGAAGATAAGGATATCACAGATCCAAAGAAGAGTGGCTACGACACGACAAAGCAGGATCACCGCGAGCCACCAAAGGAGAAGGGTGCTCAGAAGCCTAAGGGCAAAGGCAAAGAGCTAGAAGGATTCGACTCCAATGGTAAGGTCGACGTTAGCGTCAAAGACGCTGGCAATCTTAAGCCTGTCAAAGCTGGCGAGAACAGAATATAGTGCTGTTCTAGATAATATTCTAGCGGTTAACCGTCTATACCATAGCTGAATTCCGGTGTATGCTTTGCCAAATACCGGAATTCAGCTAATCTAATACAGCAAATATATCATTGTTTGCTGCTGCTGTAGTAAATATAGGCGAGGTTTATCATGTTTGCAGCGATTAGTGCAATTCTTGGTGCTATTGGTAATGTGATAGCTTCCATCATAAAGGTAATACCATGGCAGGCATGGGCTTGTCTTGCGATATTCTTATTTGGTGGTTGGGTGTTTTATGGCGGCTCATGCCATGAGTTTGCTTGTGGCCCAAGCCGAAGAGAACTTAGAGATATAAAATGGGACGAATTAACGGTGATCTCTACACCAACAGGCGCTAGTTTAGAATGCAAAGTTGGGACACGCGGCAAGAGAACAAAGACTGTAAGTTTAACATATGTCGTCGCGCCATCAGATGGCACTTTAGCCGAAGAAAGTCGTGCATCTCTTGAACGTCTAGCTGGTAGTACCATTAAAATTCCATATCAAGGGATGATCAGGAAAGATCCGGTAGTCAAATCTGTCCCAGAATCTGTAGAAGATCCAAAAACCGAATCTACACCATTAGAAACACGAGTGGTCGTTGGGATGATATACAATTCATACGGCCAATGTTTGAATACTGAGCAGGTACGGCTGGGAATGGCGAAATTATCACCAGACGCGCCAAAAAGCTGGCAGGCGTTCGAAAGTGAAGCGAAGAAAAAGAAACTTGGAGTTTGGAAAAGTAAAAAATAGAGGTGACACTATGACACAAATGACTGGTGGTGTTGTGCTCGTTGTAATTGCTGTGTTGGTTGCAGCATATTGGATCTGGACGACATGGTTTAAAACCGCTACGACAGACCAACCTTCAACTGCAGCTGTGATTAACACAACTGGTGTGGCCAGTATAGCAGTCGACACAACACAACTAACGCTTAACCTCGGTTATATCGAGGTTTTAAGCAAAGTTGGTGTAATCGCGACATCTCCTGATGCTGTCAAAGCTTGTGATGTATTAGCAGATGCGCTTTGGCAAGGTGCAATAGCGGCTTGGAAGGCTGCGCAAGCGCCTTTGGACACTACAGCTAAAGAAATAGTCGTGAAGACTGTGAAAATTACAGCTCTTGATGGTCAGGTTGTGGAGGTTCCGGTACAATGACAAGGAAAGCACTACCACCAGTCATTGCAGTTTTACTACTGCTTGCGGGTGTAACGTTAATTGTTAAGCCAGATTTGATTACTTTTGGATCTGGCGTACCAAATAGAGCGGTCATCGTCCGCGAGACAAGCACTGATAAACCACTGTCGGAAGAGTGGGTTGAATTGTTTGCTGGTGCTGAGAAACTCGGAATTTCAGTCTGGGATAAGGATGTGCTAGGAAAAGGCAAGAAGCCTTCTGTAGAAGCGCAGCCGTTCATTGATGCTGTTGGTGATAAGGAGCTTCCAATTTTAGCGCTGCAATGGCCAGGCGGTAAGATCACTACGATGCCATGTCCGTCTAAGTTAGACGCACTTAAGAAAGCTGCAGGTAAACCATGAGCTTATATATCAATGACGACAATTTTCAAACTGTTGTAGATGAAAGCGAATCTGCTGGTTTTACTGCAGGCGCTCTGCCCCGGCAAACTCAAATTGGTGATCTAGTGTGCGCACCAGTGTTTGCGGAGCATGTTCCACTTATTCCGGAGAGTGAGTGGAAATCGAGAATTGAGGCGATGACTGCGTCGGGGTCATTTATTGGGCAGCGATGGATTAGTGATACCAAAGCAGATTTTCAAAATGGTCTTGGATTCTGTTGGGCGTATAGCCTAAGCCAGTCTTGCATGGCTGTTCGTGCGTCAATGGGGCAGTCGTTTGTGCAACTGTCACCAGAGTCACTTGCTGAATTAACTGGATATAGGAACGCTGGCTATTATTTAGATCGTGCAATCGAATATGCATCAGCAAATGGTATCGCAACACGAGCGACCGTCCCGCAGCATAAGATTAGTCCGTCGCAATGGAATGCGGCATATAAAGACGAGCGGCTGAATTATATGCCGCAAGAATGGTGGGATCTTGGCGGTAAAGATGTATGGGCTGAGACTATAACAGCCTTGTTGCAAGGTTGGGGATGCTACGTCGGTTATGACTGGTGGCATCACGCAGTATTTCTTGACATGCTTCGTGTTAAAGATGGTAAAATCGAGGTCCATACACCAAATTCACACGGCCCAGGTAACGATGCGTGGCTTGTTGGATCGAGAGCAATACCGTCAATGGGCTCATTTGTCCTTCGCGGTATGACGCTGGCCACAGCTGGATAAGATGTTTGTTGCCTTGATTCTGTATTAGAAGGCAGAGTATAGTGGCTAAAAAAGCGCTCATCACAGGCATTACCGGGCAGGATGGAGCGCATCTGTGTGAGCTTCTTCTTTCTAAAGATTATGAAGTGCATGGTTTGATACGTCGTTCAAGCAGTTTTAACACTGAGCGTATTGAATCGATGTATCAAGATCCGCATAATAAAGATGCACGGATGTTCTTACATTATGGCGATATGGCAGATAGCTCTTCATTATCATTTCTACTTAAGGAAGTGATGCCAGATGAAGTTTATAATCTTGCTGCTCAAAGCCAGGTTCGTGTAAGTTTCGATATGCCGGTCTATACGACGCAGACTATTGCCATGGGCACGATTAGACTGCTGGAAGCTATAAGATCGATAGACAGTAGTATCAGATTCTATCAAGCCTCTAGCAGTGAGATGTATGGTAAGGTTGTCGAGACACCGCAGACTGAATTGACACCGTTTTATCCACGTAGCCCATATGGATGTGCTAAAGCATGTGCGTATTGGCAGACAGTTAATTATCGCGAAGCTTACGGAATATTCGCTTGTAATGGTATACTGTTCAACCACGAAGGCCCCAAACGTGGTGAGACGTTTGTTACTAGGAAAGTGACACGCGCAGCAACTCGTATTAAACTCGGACTACAGGACAAGCTATTTCTTGGTAATTTAGATGCCAAGAGAGATTGGGGATATGCTGGCGATTATGTCGAAGCTATGTGGCTTATGCTGCAGCACACCGACCCCGGCGATTACGTAATTTCCGCAGGAGAGACGCGATCAGTTCGAGAATTTGTCGAAGAGGCATTTGCTTTACTCGATTTAGATTGGCATAAATATGTCGAAATAGATCCACGATATTTTCGACCGACAGAGGTCGATCTGTTATTGGGCGATTCTTCTAAGGCAAGGCGAGTTCTTGGATGGGAACCAAAAGTTACATTCAAGCAGCTAGTGAAAATGATGATCGAGAATGATATGGAATTAGCTCGATCTGAGAAAATCTTGCGAGATTCTAAAAATGATCGATTTTGCAAATGATCGCATACTTATAACCGGCGCTGCTGGCTTCCTTGGAAAGAATGTTCAAGCTATATTTCGGTTTGCTGGAGTCCCAGATAAGAATTTGTTAACACCGGGAATCGAGGACTACAATCTCATCTATGAAAATAACGTCTCTAGGATGTACTATGATCTAAAACCAGATGTAGTTGTACATCTTGCGGCTCTTGTTGGTGGCATCGGAGCAAACCGAGAAAACCCTGGCAAATTCTTTTATCATAATATGATAATGGGCGTGCACTTAATTGAGCACGCGCGACGCAGCAAGGTTAAGAAGTTCGTTCAAGTTGGTACCATTTGTGCTTATCCGAAACACACAAAAGTCCCATTCCGCGAAGAAGACCTATGGAACGGCTACCCAGAAGAAACAAACGCACCATATGGAATTGCGAAAAAAGCATTGCTTGTAATGTTGCAGGCTTACCGGCAGCAGTATGGCATGAATGGAATCTTCCTATTGCCGGTCAATCTTTACGGCCCAGGCGACAATTTCGATCCAAAGAGTTCTCACGTTATTCCAGCTCTAATTCGCAAGTTTCAAGAGGCCAAAGACAAAGGCGAAGATCGAGTCGTTATGTGGGGGAGCGGTAAAGCGAGCCGCGAATTCTTATATGTCGAAGATTGCGCCAGAGCACTAGTGATGGCGACCAGATCATATGACCATCCAGAGCCAGTAAACATTGGTGCCGGATTTGAAATTACTATCTATGATCTTGCTGTGAAGATCGCGAAGCTTATCGGATTTAAGGGCGAGATTTTTCATGATCTCACCAAACCGGATGGTCAGCCACGCAGATGTCTTGACGTACAAAGAGCATGCATGGAGTTCGGATTTAGCGCCGAGACGCCGTTTGATGTCGGTCTAGAACGAACGGTCCAATGGTGGAATAGCCACAAATGAAAGTCTATAAGAACAAATAATGAGTACAGATCGCATAGTTCTGTGTGAGATTAAGATTATTAATAAGAATGTGCGATGCGTATGCGGTAGGGGTAATATGGTTGGTACTAGTGCTGTCAGATTGGCTGGTAATAAATATGAACACCAGCATCGATGCATATTTTTTGATTCTGGATTTGATAAAATTGGTTGTGGAGCCGAAGAGTGGTTTTCACACAAATATCCTTTGCGTGAAGAGCGTGAGTTCCCAATTACTCCGGAGTAGGAGTTACAATGCAAAAATTATTACCAATCGCTGCCCTTATTGTTTTGTTATTTGGTGTTTGGTTGATTACACACGCCGAAAGTAATACTACAATTGAGCCTATTCCAGCACCAGTTATAGAGCCAATCAAGGTGAAACCGAGACCGATTATTGATAAACTTAAGCCTAAACCAAAGCCTGAACCGGCAAGGATTAATGAACCGCCAGCACCTCCAGTTCCACAATCAGATAGTTCAGATTGTGTGGGCACAAAACTAAAACAATACACACCAGTACCAGCAGGATGGAGTTATACATCTGAACTTCCGAAGCCGCCGTGTAAGTGCGATGGTGATAAGTGCGATCAAAAACTAGCTGACAAATCTGTAGAGAGTAAGCCAGCTACAGAACCGGCTGTAGAGCAGGATTCTGTTAGCCAAGATATTATAACAAAACCTGCTCGCAAAAGATTGTTAAGGAGATAATGCCATGTTCAACCTCCTTAATAATGGTGGTGATAAGTCGGTTGAATATTGGGAAGGCTGGCAAGCTGTCGAGCTTAAGAAGCAATGCACCTATACTGACCCAAAACAGCGTAAAGAATGGGCTAAGGGGTTCGCTGCTGGTGTCGTCGAAATGCGTGGCTATAAAGCGTGGTATAAGAGTAAGACAATGATCGTTGGTTTAAGCCTTCTCTTTATTGGAATTGGATTTCTCGTCTATGGTTATTATTACGATGCCTCAACGGCATTTGGTGCTGGTACTGGTATAACTGCAACTAGCGTCTTAATGGCCGCATTGCGTCTGATTACGAATACCAATATTACTATTGGCGGTCCTGGTGGCGGTCAATTTACTCCTCCGATCCAATAAAGTCATATGAAAGCAAAATGCCCATGCTGCATCTCTGGATGCAACAAGTGTAGTCAGAGCGGCAAAGTAGATGTTAAGCTTGCTGAAGGTAATTTCTGGACAAGAACTTGTATTATTTGTGGGTTTGAAAACGGTGGGCGGATCGAAAAGGGTGACGAAGAACCCAAAGAATTATCCGGAAAATGCATTATGTGTGGTGCTCCGACTAAATGGGTACTACTTGGAAAAATAAACAGTACCACTGAATTATATCTCTAGTAAAGATACACTAGACAATTGCAGGATATTGGGAGAAGAACTATGAAGCTTAGATTGTTAAGCGAATACCACCCTGACAGTCATGAAGTCAGAAAAATGCCTGGGAGGCTACCTGTAAAGATGGCCCCTGCGATAGCGGCGAAATATGACGCCTATTTAAAACAGCATGGGCAATATCCACGCTGGGGCATTGGTGATATTCCAAAATCAATAAAAGTTGAAAATGACGACGATATAAATAGGTTAATTAAGACTGTCACTATTATGGTCGGCACCGGATTACCAGAGATTGAATTCGCTGTCGGAATACCAGAGGAAGTCTGTACAGAAATAACTGCTGTAGATTGGTCTTCTGATAAGCAGCGTTGCTGGTCTAAGATAGGTCGTAGTTTGAACAACCGAATTCGAGAGCTCAAGAAGTATATTGATGGTGCTGACAATTATCGCTGGGAACTTGAAGTCACAACCAATGGTGGATCAGGGAAACGTTTCAGTGGTAAGTGGTACGATTTTATTCTGACAAAAGATAAAGATAGCAAGAGGAAGCTTGCTGGGTTTGAAGAATTGCCATAATAGCTCGAAAGAATGAGCTACTAGTGGTGTCTGGCAAAAATAATATCAGAACGACTAGTTCAAGAAAACAGGAGTGTACTTCACAATGGATAAGATTAAGCAGCTTTTGCAAAAATGTGGTTTGTCTCCTGAGGTTTCCGCTGAATTATGCGAAGCCATTGACAGCCACGCAAATACGCTGAAGGAGCAGTCGGACAAGGAATTCCAAACACGCCTTGCTAAGGCAAAGAAGGTGTGTTTTGAGGAAGTTGAAGCCCACAAGGCGGAACTTTCTCGTCGGCTCCAAATTTTCTTGGAAGCTAAGAACTCTACTATCGAAGAGCTCGTTACGCGGCAATCGGCCAATAAGGAAACTGAAGCTGTCGCCAAGCTCGAAAAAATTTATGCTCTCTTAGAGGGCATTGAGCTTAATGGCCAGTCAAACAGCGAACTTAGAGCCGAAATCGAAAAGTTCAGAAAACTCGCCGAGCATCTCGTGGAAGAGCGTAATAAGGCAGTCTCGAAGGCAAAGCGTTGCGTTGCTATCTCAGAACGCGTTCTCAAGCGCAATCGCGTTGTGGAGCGTGCTCTGTCAGAAAGCAAGGTGACACCAGCCAACAGGACTACCAGGATTGATGCTTCTCGTAGTGACGGCCAACGCCGGACAACCCAACACACTTTGAAAGAGAGTGTCGGTACGGCCGGTCAGCCAGCACTAAAACGAGTGGTACCAGTCGGAACCATGAACCCGCCGCGCAGTCCTGACGACATCGCGGCTGGCATGGATGAAACGGTCTGAACGGTCTGAACAGTTCGATAATTCCGAGATATAGTTATCTCCGAATATACTCAAACCAGAACAAGGAATTTTCCTATGTTGGCTACGCGCAACAACAAGCAGGCTCCTCAGGGACGCCATTTGACCGAATCACGTGTTCGCCGAACGATCACGGAAGCCACCGATCCCCATCAGGCGTCGGTGCTTTACGAGTCCGCCAAGAACCCCATGGTTAAGCGGTGGGCTCCGGTCCTCAACAAGTGCCGTGAAATCCGACCAGCGAAGTTGGGTTTGATGTCTGCTTTGTTTGAGAACCAGCACAGGCACATGAACCCGTCAGGTCGTTCGCTGATTTTGGAAGATCAGACGACCACCGGCAACATCGCCGACTTTACCCGGTTCGCGTTGCCCTTGCTCCGCAAGAGCTTCCCCAAGCTGATCGCTGACAACCTCGTCGGCGTCCAGCCCATGAGCCAACCGGCCAGCTTGATTTTCTACATCCGCTACAAGTACGCCATGACCAAGGGCCAGACGATTGCTGGCACCCAGATCATGCGTCAGAACACCAGCCAGGCTTACGCCAAGCAGAACGGCTGGGCGTTGGACCCGTACTACTCTTCGCAAGAAGTGCACGGCGAAGACGCGACCATTCAGCCCGGTGGAATGGTCA